GAGGATCAACTGCTGCACAAATTCTATCTGCAAAAGCTTTGTTTAAATCAATATCAAAAAATCTATTTACTTTTTCAGCTCCGATAGAAATTACTTGGTCGCCATTTATTTCAAAAAAACCATCGTCTGCATAGAAAAATACTCTTCTATTATCTTGACATACAGTTCTACCTAGCACAGCACCTCTATTTGGTGAAATAACAGATAATCTAAATACTGTTGCACCACCCACATAGTCCATACGAATTATTTGATTTTGACGAAATATATATCCTATTTCACCTGATGTAATATGAACTATCTGACCACCTGATCCTGGTAAGTCTTGTAAATCAGATTGTTTGTTACCTGCTTCCCATGTTGTAATATCATTTATTCCTGACCATTGTATTCTGTTACTAAAATTTGTGTGATTACCTGTAACTAAAAAATCTCTTACTACACCACTAACTTTAAATACTGGAACTGTGCCTGATGATCCAATGCTTGATAAATTTGCAAAGTTTGTAGAAGTTCCCATCAAATAATATAATGGTGCATCTTTTCCATTACTTGCAATGACATGATTACCAAATTGTGTAAATGTAAAATATTCATTGTTTGCTCCTGTCAATCCTGATTTTCTTGAAGTAAAAGATCCTGATGCTAATTGAAAAATATCTGTATTAGTTGCAACAAAATTAAAAACTGTGTTTGAGTTATCTCTAAATGAACCAGCTCCTCTAGAATCTTTTGTTAGATTATTTGAACTGTAAGGAACTAAAGAAGGAAATCTTTTATATGATGTTCTTGCAAAATAAACATTATTTGCAACATTAGCACCTGGATTTAAATATTCAGGTTGATCTGGTAGCCATTCTCCAAAAGGTATTTGCATTTTATGTATTATTAGTTGTTACTTTTATTGTGTCATTAAATGGTGCAGCCACAGTTACATCTGATCTTATTTGTAAAGGTGAGCCACTAAATTGATCTTCTCTATCATTTCTCTCTAGTCTTTCTAAAGCTGTTGTATAAATTGATTGCCATTGTTGCAATCTTTGAGGTTCTACACCACCCAAAAAATTAGCTGCATGATATAATGATCCATATAAATAAATACTTGGATGACTTGTTAAAATAAAGTTACTTGTATTACTTGTAGATAAAGGATCAAAAGATTTATAAAAATTTATCGTTGCTGAATATGATGATGCAGGTAAAGGTGCAAATCTAAAGTTATCACCAAGTATCGTATAAGCAACAGGTCTGCCAGATGTAGAAGAGCCTTTGATTTCATCCATTTGTGATGGTGTAATATATCTTAATGCAAACTTACTACCCCCTTCTGTAATAAAAAAATCTCTTACTTGTAAAAATCCAGTAGGTAAAGGTTTTGTTTCAGCATCAATGGTAAATGCTGATGAAGTTAACATTTTTCTAATTCTTAATTTTGAATTAATTTCAGCTTCTGCTAGTGCAATAAAATCTTTTATTTGATTTGTTAAATCAGATCTGTTTAACCAGTCTGCTATTGATGATTGTAATTCTGAATAATTTGATAATGCCATTATATTTTTCCTTCAGCAGTTCTAAAATATTTAAACTCATTACTATTTAGTTTTTGTTTTAATATTTTTTTTTGTATTTCTTTTGGTAATCCAAACCAATTACTTGTGCCATTATATTCATTTGCCCATACAGATAAAGCAATAGTAGGAATAGATGCAATTCTTTTTAAATCTCTTGATTTAGAGTAACCATCATTAAGATTGAGTAATCGTTTATTATGTTGTAAATGAGGATTAATATTTACTTCTTCTTTAACAGCAATTTTTTTATCCATTTCATCGTTGATGTAAGTTGTTTTCTGCAACCCATCAACTGTAATATCTCTTCTCATCTACCTTGTCCTCTATATTTTTTAAACATTCGTTTAAATGCTTTGTTTGGTGATTTACTATGTCTGCCAGGTCTTTTTCTTGGCTTTTCTTTGACATAATTATTTACACCAAATAAAGGTTTTTTTTTCGCCACTAAGCACTCAACTCAGTAACAAAAACATTTGCAGAACCTATAGCTGCAACTTTTTCTCCAGGTGAAACTTTAAAAATTTCAGGTTGGTCAGCAGGTATAAAAATTGTGCTAGAAGTAGCTGTGGGATTTGATGAAGCATTACCACCAAACTCTATATGACAATCAGCATCAGCAGCAATTCTTACATATTCAGTTTGTGAACCAAATACATCAGTAACAGCACTACTTGAACCACTACTTGCAATCTTTTGTGTTTTTGTAGGTCTTAATCCATAATTAAAACTCATTTTATTCTCCTATAAGTTTTGGGGGTTTTTACACCCCCATATTTTTTTATCTTCTCACAACAATTGTAAAATGCAATGTATGAGTATTTGTTGATGCTCCATCAGTTGCTAAAGCGATAAAATCACCTTCAACAACATTGTTTGCAGCAGTTGGTTCTACAGAATCAATATCACCAGCAGCAGATCCTGAATGTGCAATTGTTAAAGCACCACCAGTAATATTAGTAGTATTAACTTTTGCAGTTACAGTTGCATTTGCTGTAGCAATTGTGCCACCTAATACAGAAGTAATTTTAATTACTTTTCCTGCATCTGGCACAGGTATTCTTACTGTTTGTGCAGTAGATACATCATTGATTACACCATATAAAAAATAATCATTAAGTGTTCTCATTTTTCTTCTCCTCAGTCGTTCTGCCTTGTGCCTTTCAAGACTTCAACATTGGTTGATTGAGGGGGTGTATTTCTAAACAAGGCTACACCCCCAACAATTTATTTATTATGAAGTAGTTAGGTCTGTTACCATACCACTAGATTTTTCGTTTCTTGAAACAAGAGTATATTCTACTACCATGAATCTTTGGTCAGCATCTTTTGTTTGAGCTGGATTCTGTAATGAGAAATCTCTTAGAAACGCAACAGCAAAATAATCCATTTCTAGGATATATGCGTCTTGACCTTTTTTAGCAGCAGTAGAGTTAGCACCTCTAATGAATCTATTTGGAGCAACTTGTAAAGTTCCAAAATCACTCTCATAGACATCAATTGAAGTAACCAATCTTCTATCTTCAGCTTGGTCAAATCTAGTTGAACCACCAGTAAAACCAGATAGTTTTTGTTTATTGAAAGCATCAACCATAATCATATTAGGGTTTCCACCTTCGTTAAACGCACTTCTCAAAACACCTTTTAACTGATCTTCAGTAAAAGCTCTTTGAGTTCCATCTGTTCTACCAGATCCACCACCAGATCCTGAACCCCCAGAACCTGCATCAACATTTGTTGCAATCCAAGTAGGTAATCCACCTAATTTTCTTGCAGTTGTTGCGTTACCAGCAGCTTTAGCGACATTTGATAAAAGAGCAGTTTCCATATCTCTTTTTAATTCTTTTGCAGCTTTAGCAACTTGGTATGCAAGTTCGCTGTTTCTACCAGCAGAAGTTACAGCATCATTTGTTCCTGATACTTGAATTCCTTTAGTAGAGATCTGTGTGTTGTTGTTTAGTTTAGTAGTTGCAGACATTGTTCCATAAGTAATGTCAGCTCCTTCTACAGCAGCATTTGCAGCAACATCAGCTAATGAATCTGTTTGCCACTCATGCGTTGTGTTAGTTGCTTGTTCTTTAGCAACTCCTGACATAAAAGGTGTATCTGTTGGAGCAATTGAATAGATGATGTCCGATAGATCTTCTCTTATGCCGACTGTTTGATATGTTTGAAATACAGCCATTTCATCCTCCTTAGGTTATTGGGTTTATAAATATCTCAATAAAAGGTCAGTAGCATCTTTCGGCTTACCAGACTTTTTAAGAGATCTAATTTTATTCAACCTATCTTGGCTATTTTCATCCTCTTTAGTAACTTTTGTTCCTGATTTAACAAATTTACCTGGTTTGACTTTTTTAGTTGCTAAAACTGGTTTAGCAGACTTATTAGCCTTAAAGTTCATCCCATCAAATATTACATCAAAATATCTTGCATCATAAATCCTTCCAATATCTTCATTAGAAAAACCTTTTGAATTTAGATAACTAACAATATCTGATTTAACTTGATTACCTTTTAAGGGGTCTATTATTTCAGGATGTTTTAAATGAAGTTTTTTTTGCTCTTCAAGTAACAATTCCTGAAACTGGCTTTGTTGATGAGCTTTCAACTTTTGCTGTGCTTGTTGTATAGACTCTTTTCTTCGTCTAATTTTTCTTTCAACTTTAGCAGCTTCAGTTGGATCTTCGTCATAAAGCCTATCAAGTTCTTTTGAACTCATATCATTGTTTATCTCAGCATTCAAAGTTACAACAAGTGAATTTAAATCATCCATCCTGGTTGAATACTTTTTTTCCAAACGATCTTTTTCAGATTTCACTTCTCTTTTTTCAAAGGCAAGTTCTTCTGTTTTTCGTCTGTAGTCGGCATCTTTTTGATAACCTGCTTTTAATTCATCAAGGTTCACATCAATCTTTTCACCATTTACTGTTACTTGGTAAAGATTAGTGTCTTGTTCCTCTACAGCATTTAAATCTTGTGATGCTTGTGGTTCTGCAACTTCCTGTTCTTGTGGTTCAGGTTGAGTTTCAGTTTGTTGTTGAGAGATTTGATTATCTTCGGCTTTTGCCTCTGGTTCTTGCTTCTCAACTGGTTCTGCCTCTTGTTGAGGCTTCTTGATAACACCTTTGGTGTCCAATATACCCTCAATAGACTTTGCAGCACCTTGTACTGAGTCATTGCTCAGTAATGGGTTTGTGTCAGACATATAGTCCTCCTATATTGTTAAGCTGTCTGTTGACTTGGCTTATTTTAACTTGACAAGTTAAAATTCTTTTTTTTGTTGTTGTTTTCTAAAACTGTCTAGTTGTTTTTCGGCAAGTTTGCCTGTTTCAACTATCGTTTGTAAGTGTTGCTCTACCTTACCAACAACATTGTAAGCG